TGATGCGTTGTCCTACTTTGCTAAACTTGCAGAGGAGTAATGAAATATAATCAACTCTGCCTTACTCTCTTAGTAATCGCAGCTTGGATTAATTTAATTTTTAAATAGGAGTCTTCGGACTCCTTTTTTTATGGATTAACAACGTTTGTATTTTCAGTTCCCGCTATATTCTTTGATATGTAACTTGAACTCTTATCGTAACTCACAATATCTCTTAAATCATTAATGAATAATTGTACATATCCAGGTGATAATACATTTATCTCTCTCTTTTTTTCATTTAACGTATATTCGTACTCAAGATTCGTTATAGCACGAGCTATATTATCAGTTAGAACTGTAAATTCATCTTTATCATCTAGTTGTCTATTACCCGTAAGTGCCTTTAGAGTATATCTAGTTGAACTTGGAAATTTATTTACAGTACCGTCAACTCTAAAATCAGCGTCTACAATTAAATTTGGTGGCACAATTTGTCTACCTTGGTCATCAATTATTTCTAAGGTTTCATAATATTTTATTTCATTCATTTTTTCTTCAGAGCCATATTTTTGTAATGCAAAATCATAAACTTGATAGTCTTGAAGTGGCCATTCATCAATTATATTCGTTATACCTGCAACCAATACAATTATATAATCTAACGATGGATCACCATACATCTGTTCAGCAACCGTGTCTGGACGATCACCATCTCCTATAGTGAATTTATCTAATAATGAAACATTATTTTCTAAAAAATCATATAATTTTGTTCTACGAAAAATATTCTTTATTAAGAGATAATCTCTAGAAGAATTTTTATGTAAAAGTGGCGATTGATACGCAATATTTGGTAGTTCTCTGAAGTATCCCATTAGAAACCAACTCCATCTGATTCACCCATTCCATCATAGTCTTCAGAGTAGATAGGATTGAGTTCTTTAAATGTCATATTCAATCTAATACTTACAGGTGAACCATCTTCATAACTTGCATAAGTTCCAGCGTTCGTATAATTGACACTCATCCCTGTCAAAGCACACATTTTAAATTGATTAAGGAATGGATGATCTTGTCCATTATGTAGATATCGAAGTGAAAAAACATCTGGGGATTTAAGAAATGCACCTGATGCTGAACCAGCAGACATTGTTTTTCCTTTTGCGTTCATTGAACTTTTTAATTGCCTTATTATTTGTTTTACTTCTAACATCTCTTCATAATATCTTGGAGTAAATGTGACACTAAAAGGGAAAGATCTAAGATTAACACCACCAAACAATAATTCAAGGTTTGAATTTAATACCTGACCAGTAGTTCTAGCTATAACACTAGACATATTAACATTACCACCAAGTGCGTCAATCGCTTTACCACTTATCGCATTTCTAATTGCATTTTGTGTGCCTTCATCAAATCCATCAAACTTGATACCTTTTTGTATAAAATCTAATGCTTGTTGAAATGTGCCACTTGCATCATCTAAAGCTCTACTTGCAGCGGTAATTCCTGCAAGTTGGAATATATTCATTTTATCTTCACCCCAAGTCACTGTATTTGAGTCACTTACCTCTTGAGGAATTGGTAATTCAATATAGTATTTGATATTTTGATTTCGACTCATACGACTATTCGCATCAGTTACATTCATTTGTACATCTCTATAACCTGTTGTTACTACTTGACCATGTACTACATCTTGACCTTTAAATTTACCACCGTTCACTGCAGTTACAACTCCAGTTTCTCTAATACCTGATAATCCAAGTCCACTCACTCCACCTTCGGGTGCTTGATATTCAACACACTTAATTAGTAATGTATCACCAGTTTTTTCACCAGGTCCTCTTGCAAGAGGATATCCTAATCTCATTTTAAAATTTTGTCTTCGAGGAGTAGTTTCAGTTTTAGAACCAGTGCCTCCAGTTGTATTTGTTTCTCCTATAAACTTATTTCCATTTGGTCCGCCAGTGCTTGCATATTTTGGATCTTTTGAGAAATCTGGTGATGGTTTTGATGCGTTTAAGGCAGCTTGTTCCTGTGGATCTTCTCTAAAAGTAGATAATCCATATTTTTTTATTAATTCTTTTCTAGATAGATTATTGTCGTTAGTTTTTTGAAGTCTATTCTTAAATCTATTCCTACTGCCCATATCGACCTTGTTTTTTAACTATTTAGTACGATTTTGACAAAAGGTAGAGTTCTTAAATCTCTTAACTCCATTTCGTCAACTTGATATAGTCCACCGACCACTTCTGGGAAGGTATATTGCCTCATTTCTCCCCAGTGATAGTTTAATCCTTTGAATCCCCATTGAAAAACATCAGTTACTGCAACAAGTGGATGTGAATCATATGCGATACCAGGTGTTTTTGCACGATATACAAAAACATAAAAATTTCCTGCTTGTGGAACATTACTTCCTTCAGTGAGTGCACCTAATATATCAGTGGCTAAATCATCGGGACTTTCATTACCAACGAGATTTTTCATTATAGGATCTAATCTACTCATATGTCTAACTCTTTTTCTGTTATTACTTTAAATTCCCACATTCGGTCAGCACAGTATTCTCTTGCTGCTTTCCATTTTGCTTGATTTCTTGCATATTCAAATGCTTCACGGATGTAACCTTTAGTTTGTCTTTTTGGTTTTTTAGGTTTAGTTGTTTGTTTTAGTGGTTTGACTTCAATCAGGTATCTTTTTATTTTACCTGTGTTCTCTTGAACTTTAATATAAAAATCTGGGAAGTATCTATGAATGCGATTGTCATGTGGAGAACGATATGGTAATGCTATTTCTTCACTACCCCACTCCAATATCTTTGTATTTTTATCACAATATACCATAAACTTTCTTTCCCAAAGTGACCTGTAAATGATATTAGTTGGATCACCTTTGTACTTTCTGGGAAACGAAGGATAGTATTTTCCCCTATAAGCCATCTAAATAACTATACTATAGAAGTATTTAGAGTGCCAGCACCAAGACCGAGAAGAATATCAGATATAATGCCTAAGATACAGAATGTAGCTCAGACATCAGATTATTTTGTTAGATTTACATTACCACCAAGTGGATTAAGAAATCACTTAAGAAGAAAGGGCATTGATAGTAGATTTATTGCGGATAATGTAGGATTGTTATGTTATAATGCTGCTTTACCAGGCAGTGCGTTAGCATCGCAGAATATTACAGGTGATTATCAGGGTATGGTCGAGAGATTTGCACATACTCGTAATTTTACTCAAGTAAACTTTGAATTTTATGTTGACAATGAATACAAGACAATGAAATTTCTTGAGCATTGGATGGAGTATATTACAGGTGGTAATCAAGTTGATCCTGGTAATGATACATATTACTTTCAATTAAATTATCCAAAAGACTATAAATCAAATGACACAACAATTGTTAAATTTGAAAGAGATCATCAAAAGTTTTTAGAGTATAGGTTCATTGGACTATTTCCTTTGTCTCTTAATTCTGTTCGTGTTCAGTATGGAAATTCACAAGTTTTAAAAGCAAATTGTTCATTTAGTTATGACCGTTACATTTGTGGTGAGTCATCATCTCTTGCAAGGGATCTAAGAAAAGCTTATAATGACTTAGGGTTTGGAAGGGGTAATGCAATAAAGGATGGATTATCCCTCAAAGATGATCAATTAAATGAGATGGCAGCACGATCAACTTTTAGATATCTTAATTTAGCGACTCCATCAGCAAAATTCACATCATTAATTGGTGGAAACCCCGTGCAGAGTACAATTAATTTATTACCCGATTAACATAATAGGTTTGCAAAACCCCTATAAATAAATTTACTGAAGTGTAGTAATTATTATGCCTTTACCAACCATTTCAACTCCAACTTATGAGTTGGTGTTACCTTCGTCAAATAGAAAGATTAAGTTTAGACCTTTCTTAGTAAAGGAGGAGAAGATTCTCATTCTAGCAATGGAATCTCAAGATACTAAACAGATTGCTAATGCAGTTAAGAATGTTATTACTCATTGCATATTAACTAAGGGAATAAAAGTTGATAAATTATCAACATTTGATATAGAATATTTGTTTTTGAATATTCGAGGTAAATCTGTCGGAGAAGATATTGAAGTTATGGTAACTTGTCCAGATGATGGAAAAACACAAGTTCCTGCCCTTATTAATATTGACTCGATTAAAATTCAAAAAAGTGATGACCATGATAGAGATATCAAACTCGATGAACAGTATACATTGAGAATGAGATATCCTTCATTAAATGAATTTATCAAGAATAATTT